ATTAATGGTCTTGGTGTCGCTTTTGCGGATTATATGATTAAAGAGACTTTTGATCCTGATAGAAATATTTTCTTGCCGGCCTATGGATTCTTCAATAGAGACGAATATGATAATATTCAGCCTCGTAATTGTCCTAAAATTCTTTATGGTGTAAAAGCCAGTGGACAGATGAATAGTGATATGCACTCTGCATTATACGCTAAGGTATATTCTGGTTGTGTTAACTTCTTAATTTCAGAACAAGAAGCTAAGACAAAATTAATGGCAACTAAAATTGGACAAAGGATGAAACCAGAACAAAGAATCGCACGTCTAATGCCTCATGAATTAACTTCAATTCTCATTAATGAGATTATGAACTTAAAAATTAAACCTACTGGTGTAAGCAACCAAATTGCTGTAGAGCAAATTAACAAAAGAATGTTAAAGGATAAATTTTCTGCTTTAGAAATGGGGGTTTATCGTATGGTTGAAATGGAGAATGAAAAGAATTCTCGCCGCCGCAACAGGGGTTTAGGAGGTAAGAGAAAACTTACATTCTTTAAGTGCGGAGGTGGAAAATAAGTGGATGAAAAGTTTAATCCAAATTTGGAATCGGATTCGCAAAAACTTTTACAACAGCGAGTGACAACTTTTAAGAAAGCAATTTCTGCCATGATTGCAACATCTAAGAGTGCATATGTAAGATCAGACAGTAAAAGCCCAAGAGAACGACATAGACTTTATACAAAAGAGGAAATTCATAGAATTGTTGAAAGAGGAGATGCAATAGAAAGAGCAGCATTATCTGAACATTTCTTTTCTGTGAGTGGTCTTTATAAAAGAATTATTTTACATTATGCAACATTTTTAACTTATTCTTGGTTACTTGTTCCTCATGTGAGAAATAGAAAAGATAAATTAAAAGATAAAAAAATTACTAATCAGTATGATGAAGCATCAGACTTTTGTACTTCTTTCCAGATTGAAAGAAAATGTGCTTTATTTGCAAAAGACATTTTAGTAAAAGGAGCATATTATGGATTAATTCATGATACTGGTGAATATATTGCAATTCAAGATTTGCCATTTGAATATTGTCGTAGTCGTTTTAAGAATCAGCAAGATGTTGATATTGTAGAATTTAGTATGAAATTCTTTGATACAATTACTGACGCAAATTTAAGAAAACAAATTGTTCAAACTTATCCGAAAATAATTCAGAAGAGTTATTATAATTATAAGCATAATAATGGTGATGCATGGATTTTCCTTCCTGCCGAGATGGGAATTTATTTCTCATATTTTGAAGAAAAGCCATTCTTTATGGATTTAATTCCTTTACTTGACGATTTAGACGATTACAAAGAAATCGATAAGAAAAGAAATCTCCAAGCTTTAGGACGTATTCTCGTTCAAAAAGTTGGAACAGATGGAATGAAATTGGTATTTGAACCCGATGAAGCAGAAGAGATGCATGAAGGTGTTATCTCAATGCTACAGGATAATCCAGATATTGACGTTATTACAACTTATAATGACATTGATTTGATTGATTTAAGTAGTGATGATGATGAAAAGACAACTATTGATTCAGTTCAAGATTTAATTTATGAAGCGGCAGGTATTTCAAAAGAATTATTCTGTGCGTCTACGGATGCCGGCCTGCAATATTCTTTGAATAATGACTTGGCTATGATGATGATTCTTGGACAGAAATTTGCTCATTTTTTCACTGTATTAATTAACAATAAATTTAGTTCTAAAAAGCTAAAATTTAAATTTTTAATTTTGCCAATTAGCTACTATAATAGCTCTGAATATACAAGCAGAGCGAAAGATTTAGCAGCATTTGGATATAGCTTCTTAACTCCAATTCTTTCTACGGGTGTTGATCAGACAAGCCTTGCAGATCTCAAGGAACTTGAAAATGAATTACTTGAACTCGATGAAGTTCTTAAACCATTGCAATCTGCATATACTCAATCTGGTAAAACAAATGCAATTACTGCTGCCGCGACAAAAGCAGCGAATACTGAAAAGAAAGCAGCAGAAAAAGCAGATAATACAGAAGAAACCGAAGAAAAAGAAGAGAAAGAAGATACAAATGATGGCGGAGGTGAAAAAGAAGAATGAGCGTAATTAATTTTGATAATGTATGTTTAAATTTTGATGTAACTACATATGGCAACATAGAAACTGTTACAGATACGATTTCTAAAAGTAGAGTTCGAATTTTTTATAAGGGCATGAATAGAAATCGCACATATATATCAGATGATTTTGCAAATCAATTAATTTCATCTCTCCCATATGCTCCAATTAAAGGTATTTTTAATTACGGAGAAGTTGATTTTGAGGATCACGGAGAAGACAATACTGATGGTAGAATTTATGGTATTGTTCCAGAAACTCATCATTTTGCTTGGGAAAAGCATGTAGATGAAGACGGAGTAGAGCGAGAATACGCAACTGCTGATGTTTATCTTTTTACAGGACTTTATCCAGAAGCAAGTCTAATACCTGGTAAACCACAGTCAATGGAAATCTTTCGTGGCAACTTAAAGGGAGAATGGAGAATTAGCGAAAGTGATGGCAGACCTTATTTCCATTTTTTAAAGGGAAGTTTGGTAGGACTTCAAACTTTAGGCAGGGATGTTGAACCCTGCTTTGAAGGTTCTGCATTCTTTAGCTTATGTGAAGATTTACAAAACTGTGTAAATTATATTAAACAACTTGATAACACTATTAAGAAGGAGGAAGGTGAGAAGATGGACAAGACATTGTTTAGACTTTCTGACAATGAAAAGGCAGATATTCTATTTGACCTTATTAACCCTAATTTTAATGAAGAGGGTAATTGGGAGCTTAATGGTATCGTAACTGACGTTTACGATGATTATGCTCTTTATGTAAACCAGACTGGCTATCATAGAGCTTACTACACTAAGGATGGCGATAATGTATCCCTTGGCGAGATTATGGATGTTAAGATTACAGATGTAACAGCTTCTGAATATTCTGCACTTGAGGCTATGAAAGCAATTAGTGGAACTTATGAGGCGGCGCGAGAAGCTTATACCGCACTTGAAGGTAAGGTAAGTGAATTAGAAGGAGAAAAGACTGCTTTCGAAGCAGAAAAGGAAACTTTAACTACAGAAAAGGCAGAGCTTGAGAACAAGGTTGCTGAATTTGAAAGCAAGAAGACTACTCTTGAAGCTACTATTTCTGAGAAAGAAACAAAGATCACTGAATATGAAACTCAAATCTCTGACTTAACTGCTGAAAATGTTAGATTAGAGAAAGAGAAAAATGACATTATTAGTGAGAACGAATCTCTTGAAGCTTTCAAGAAGAACGTTGAAACTGAAAAGAAGACTGCAATTATTAATGAATTCTCTGCACATTTGACAGACGAACAGATTGAAAACTTTAAGAATGCAATGGATAGTTTTGAAGTTGCAGACTTTAAGAAGGAAGTTTGTACAGCTGCTTATGAAGCAGACCCCACAATTTTCGCTAAGAAAGAAGATAGCGGTCTTATTTTTAAAGGTGGCAATCCTGACAATGGTAAAACTGAATCAGGTGTCATTAGACTCTTAAATAAACATAAGAATGGAGGTAATAAGTAATGGCAATTAAGTTTTTTGATTGTAGAGGTTATGGCCAGATTGAGCCTAACCAGGTATCATTTACTCGCGATGGCAGAATTGAAGCACAGTGCGAGCTTGATCCCGCAGTTTTTGCTTCTCATTTCCCTATGACAGCTGAAGAAGCAGAGGCAGGTATGATTTACGGAGAGAACGGTTCTTTCTATGTTGTTGATAAGGCAAATAAGATTGTTACTGTTCCTACAAAGGAGCTCAGTGATAAGGGCTTCCCAATGGGTGTATGTTATTCTACTGAAATGATTCACAACCAGTTTACTCCTGGTCGTAGAAATTATTGCATGATTCATGGCGAATATCTCCCTAGACTTGGTTACACAGAAGTGGGCGAAAGACTTACTCTTAATGGCGTAGCTTGGGATGATACAGCTTATGCAGTAGAAACTTCTAAGGAGCTTTATGATGCAGTTAAGGCTGATTTGGCTGCAGGTACAGATGTATACGCATATGTTGTTGAAGGTTCTAATGGTAAGCTTGTAATTGGTGCTGCTGTAGCAGATGCTCTTTGTGAGGTTTATGCACAAGTTGTTAAGTGCTACACTAATGCAGATGGCTCATTGGCTTTCATGTTCCAGATGGTTCGTAAGCCTACTGTTTAATTTTAAAGAAAGGGAGGTTAGATAATAATGGCTAATAAGAACGATATTAAAGATTTAGTAGTTTGTGCATTTAGAGGCACTAATCCAGATCCTACTAAATTTTCAAATTCAGATATTAAGGATACTCTAAGAGAAGAGATCCATGCTTTGGCTAGCGACTATAGAAGCTTCCAGAGAAATAAGCTTGATCTTTTTGAGATCATGGAAGAGGCTTATGATGAAATTCTTCCTAAGTATGTAGAAGACGTTATGGGTACTTTTGCAGAAATTAAGACTGTAGGTGACGGTCAGAGAGCTGTATTTAAGGTTAAGAGAGGACGTCAGAGAGCTAAGCAGTTCATTACACAGGTTGGACTTTCTGGTGCTTACGAGAGCTTTAGACTTGACAGCGATACATTCGAGCTTGGCGGTAAGGCAATTGGCGGCGCTGCTTACATTGACTATGAGAGATATATTTGCGGCGACGAAGATATCGCAGAATCTA